GGCAGCGTCCCGGGACATAAGGACCACGGCCCGCAATTGCAGGTCGGGACGTTGATAGACGCTATCCCAAGACAGCCCGGCCAGGTCCGCGCCGTACTGGTTGCGAAGGTCCGCCAAGGCATCAAAGCGCACGGAGCCGTCGGCACGGTACGCCCGGGTAAGTTGGCCCATGCCGGCGCCCTCTTCTCGGGAAGTCTTGAGCCTGGCGCCGGGATTCCAGCACGCGGCACGGCTGGCGCACGACTCTTGCTCAACCAGGGCGGCCAGCGCCGCGGGGTCAGGATGGCCGGGCCAGTACGCCCGCTGTTCGGCTTTCAGAATCGGCCCATATGTGGCGAAACCGGCCGGCAAGGTGTCAGCATGCGCCCGCGGGGCGAAGACCAGCAGAAGGCCGACAATCAGGATTGCCAGGGCAATAAGCGCCAGGCCGGCGCCGGTCGATTCCTCGGACGCCTTGGCGAACAAGCGCCGCATGTCGGCTTCCGGGTAGTCCGTCAGAGCTTTGCGGCCCCAATGTGCGGCGGCCACGGCCCAAACGCCTTGCACGATAGCCAGGCCGCCCAGCAGCGTAGACAAGCCGCTGTCGGGGTCGGTGTATAAAGAGGCGATGGCGGCCAGGATGGCGCCGCCGATTAGGAACAAATGCCGATGGCGGAAAAGGACTTTCACGGTTTACCCTCCTTGTGTTGCTGTTCGATTTGCACGACGCGTTGATTCAAGAGCAATAGGGCGTCTTCGGCGGTGCGAATGTGCGTAAAGGTGTAGGCGATGGAACCAAGCAACGCGGCTTGCGCCAGGGAACCCAGGATAAGCAACGTCGACCAGGCGCCGCGGGCCTTGTTGATATACTCGTCGGCCTTCTTGTCGACCGCTTCCGTGGCCTTGTGCTGGTCGTCTATCTTCTCCCATTGGGTTTGAATTTCGCGGACGGTTTGCTGGTGGTGAACCGAAAGCTCCGCGATTGTCCGGTCGAGGCCCAAAACCTCTTTTACTGCCGACTTGATTTCGTCCACAGAATTGCTCATAGAAGCCATTTGTTGTCGCAATTCGGCCAATTGAACCAACATTTCTTTTTCTTCCTGCCCTGGCATGATGTTATTTCCAACTGAATATTAAGAGGGTGGCGACCGATGAAACCGCGGGAAAATACAAATCAAGCTGCCGCCACTTATCCCAGGTCCATGGGAGCCAGCCGACCGACCAAGTTGAAACCGGGTTTTGATCGTGGCCGGCAAGCATTTCAATTTCCAACTTCTTGCGGGACCAATACCACGCGATAACGGCCACGGTGCCCGCCGTCAGCCCAAACAACAAGGCGACTGGAATCTGGATCAAAAGCCCTTCAAAGCAATGCGAAAGGCTTAAGCGCCAGCGGGCACCGTTGAACCATTCCATTTACATAGCCCCTACGATGAAGCAAAGCAATTCGTCATAGCGAATACCAAAACGATTGCCAGCCGCTCGGTATGGTTCAACGACACGGCTTCCGGCTTCACGAATTACATTGCCTTCTTCGTCCAGTTCGTCCGGCCAGGTTTCGACAATCTCTTCTTGCTCCGACCATTCGTCATAACAGAAAAGGGCGTATTTGCTCGGGTCAAGCTTGTATTTCTTGAAGACCTCGACAACGCTTTGGGCGCCGACGCCAAAGTGATAGCGGGCACCGTCGGCGCCTTTTTCGGCAATAGCGTCATTAAACTGGAATTTACGAATCAGCTTTTTAAGTTCCAAGGCGACTTTGGTTTCGGCGTCCATGATGTCGCTAAAGGTCTTTTCTCGTTCGTCCGACGTGTTGATAGTCCCCGTGCCGGCATATACAACCGACCAACGAGTCGACACGCTGCCAAGAGTGCGGGCGTTATCGGAAACCGGTTGCAATCCGTCGCTATCCATCGTGTATTGATCGGCATTGCTTGACCGGAAGTAAATACGCGACGTCGGAAAGTAATAGTACAACTCCCCTTCCAAATTTGCGCCGCCGGCTTTGGCAAAGGCGAGGCCGGCAGAATTGGACGCTCCGGCGGCCAAGGTAATTAAGTTATCTGCTGCTGAATCGACAAACATGCGGGTATTGCTGTTCGGGGAAATACCGGATACGGAATATTCAAAATGGAACGGGACTTGCGGCGTCGCAATCGCGTTGCCGCCCCATTTGAAACGGTTGTTTGTCTTGTCGTATTGGGATTTGTAGGAATCTGAGCCTTGCTCAAAGCATCCGCCACCATGGGCAAAATTGCGCGTGGACGAAAACGTGTTAGTAATCGTCGTGTCATTGTACCAAGTCGACGCCCCCTCGCATTCCACGTCGGCCACACTAGCGCCGGAACACGCGCAACCCATGACATGCGCCCGGCTTACGTTGGTCAAATAGATATTGCGGGCATTATTTTGCAAATCGGTGTAATCGATATGACCGAAGCCGCCCGCGAACCAAACGCCGGCCGTCGTGCAATTTTTGATTAGCGGACGGTTGTTTGTACCAACAGCACCAGCGGCGCCGCCGTAACCGACCGTGACCGTGGAATATCCGTAGGCATTGAAACCATATTGACAAGTGTCGATAATGCCGCCGGACATTGCCACACGGGAACACACGGACGCTTGAACGCCGTTATATCCGCCGTTGAGAATGTGGACGTTCGTCATCCAACCGACGCAATGGTAATCAAATTCCAAAGCCGTACCCGTGGCCGTGACGTTTTGCAATTTCACGTCTTGAACGGCCACGTTCATGTAACCTTGGAAATACAGCAGAATTCCGCGGCTTCCCGGCGTCGTTCCATCAATGATTGCGGTCGGAACATTCGGAGAACCGCCGACACTAGGCCCTTTAAGATTGATCGAATTTTTGCTACGCAAGCCAAAAATATAGGTTTCGTCGGTGTACGTTCCCGCGGCAAGCTGCACGGTAAATATGCCGTTACGGAGCAAAGCGTCGGACCAATTGACCAACGCATCGAATGCGGATTGAACCGTCAGGCGTGGCAGGGTTGCAGTCAAGCCGTCGTTATTGTTGTCCCCCGTGGTGGCGACATAGAGCGTATGCGTTCCGGTTTTCCCGTTGATAAGCCAGGTGTCGGAGCCGCGTTTAATTACGCCGGGGCCGGTATGGGTAACATCATGGAAATGCGGGATATTCGCCGTGGACACGTATGTTCCGGCGTCCCAATTGATTTGCGCCCCGATGGCATAAGCGTAAGCGACGACGGCTTCGATTCCAGCCTGATTGCTGGTCGTTCCATCGACTGCAGTTTGAATGAAATTGCGGGCACTTACAAAAAACTGGTTTTTGTTTGACCCGCTGGCGTAAATGTTGGTTGCGTCCCCGACCAGGCCCACAACGTTACCCGATTGCGTTTGAACGCCAGTACCCGCCGCGGTCTTTGCCGTAATGCTGTAGCCGCCGGTCGTTTGGTTGACCAAAACCCACTGGCTGTCGATATTGGGGAAAATCAAATTCAAATCGGAAGTCAACAGGCCAGATACCACAATGATGGGCTTGCCGTATTGGACAGGGGTTAACGTAACGTTGGCGCTAGTCATGGTGACAGCGGCAGCGCCGGTCGTGAAGTCCGGCACCCAATCCGCCGCGGCACCGCTGTCGGGGTCCGTGGTGTTTCCGTCGACGGTATTGAACCAGTAGCCGGAGCCGTCAGCGCGAAGGACGCGGGCACCCTTCGGGTATCCAGTAACGTTGCTGTCCGTTGCGAAGTCCGCGTCGTAAGGATAACCGCCCCCGGCGTTCGCCCAACGCACTACGGCCGACATTTCGTACAGAATGCCGTTCATGTCGAGGCCGGAAGGCGGGACGCCGCCAGCCGCGACGGGCGTCATTGTGAGAGGCGGGAACCCATCGGCTAGCGATGCCGCACCAGGCGTAATGCCGATTTGGGAAGTTACCGGAATTCCGTTTTTGTTCCCGGAAGCGGCGAAAGGCAAAACCAGTTTGCCGGGGCGGTTAGATAGTTGCATGAATGGCTCCTAATGGCATAAATACACCTTGCCCGAATGGTACAGCAGATGGCCCAGCTTCGGCAAAACCGAAAAGCGGAAGTGCGCTATTGAACATTGACGTTTCGACGCCAGCCGGGTGCGGCATCGCGCCTGATTGCGTAATTATCGCCCATTCGTAGGCGGTTAAGTCGAACTCAAACGTATACCTTAAGCGCATGCCCCCCATATCGTTGACGTAGCATCGTCCGCGAGCGCCGAAGAGATTTTGCAAAAGTTGATTTAAGGTCGGTGCATTTGTGGCCGAAATGTTCGCCAAGGCTTTGACTAAAATCAATTGACGATAGGCGTCGTCGTTAAGAATGTAGGTTTCAGAAACCGGAGGAATGCCGTTATAAAAGGGCTTGTCATTAAACGGAAACGACCCCGGGCTGGCTTGGCTAAATCCGAAATATTCGACCGGGGGAGGTATCAAGAGCGTCCGGTCGATATCTACGATACGCCCCCAAATGTCCAGGCCGAAGCCTTGCGCCGTATCAACGTTCCACACGTAGTCGAAGAACGCGTCGAAGTCCGCCCGCGGGTCCAAGTACGCATTCATATTCTGAACGAGTTGGAGAATCGTCGGGCTGTTCCCGTACTGGCTGATTATGGTTTTCTCAAAATCAATCATACGAGGTTCACCGTGATATCGGACGCGCTCAACGTGGGGCGCTGGTCAATGCCGACGTCGACCTTGGTCAAAGTGGGCGTGCTGGTGCCAATCAGGATTGAAACGACGGCCACGTTGGCCGCAACGGCGGACACGGGGGCATAGTATCGGCTTGCAAAAATCGACGCCCCGATGCGTTCCCGGGCGGTTCCGTCCGAACCGTTGAACCTGGCAATAATCGCGGCCTTGACCAAATCAACAATATTGGACGGCAACGAAGAGTCGTTGAGTATATTTACGGCGTACTTAATGGGCAGGTTCGCCGGCCGGTTGAATTTCACAGTGTAGGTCGGCAAGGGGAAATTGTAGCCAGCACCGTCGGTGACGGTAACGGAAGTATTCCCGTTGTAATCGCAACCCAAATCCTTTTTGGTCCAAATGGCTTGCGCGATATCCGCGTCGGCGCCGCCAACGACCGCAACATAGACCGAATGGGCGGCCATGGGGTAATTGGTCACGCCCTTGTTCACCGTGGTGCCGGCCGGGTTGTCGATAACGTAGCAATCAAGCACGTCGGCCAGGTTGAAGACTGCCGCATAAATGGCGCCGTTCGTGCCTTTGGCATTCAGGGCGACCGAATTCTTCCGGCGGTATTCAAAATCCGCCCGGCTTTCAACGTCCGACCCCATTGTGCCGTCGGCCGCGTTCGTGATTGCGTCCCAGCCCGGGACCGCTTGGTACACTTGGGTAAGCGTGCCGGCGGCGCAAGGAATCGGGCCGGTTTGGGTATTTTGGAATTCTGCAATTACCGTACCAGTTGACCCAATCGTGGCGTTACCCGCGCAAACGTAGGTATTCCCCGACGTGTCTTGCGCCAGGGTGCCGGCCGGAACAACGGTGCCGGAAAGGCCGGTAAGCGTGGCCTGCACCGTGGTCGGCGTGGCCGGCTTGCGTGTCAGGAAGTAAATGCGGGCAATGGCATCTTGGAAGCGGTCGGCGGAATATTGCGGGTCGACTTGATTCACGAATAATGCAAATTCGTTATTCTTGTCTCCGATAATCGCGGCCTGGCTGGAAGCAAGTTGGCCTTGCGGCGTTTCAAGCGCCGGATTGAGCCCGCCCCCAAAGGCGGCGTTAATGTCGTCTTGAACGCCCGCCAATACGGCAGTTTCCGCGGGAATGACAAGGCCAGCCGGCGTAAACTGGATTTTTGGAACGCTAGAAAGTGACATTGTTAGCCGCTCCCGTTTCGTCAATAAATTGGATTTGCCCCGTAATTTCGCGGGAGTCGAATGCCGAAATTATACATTGAGCGGACACGACGCCGGGAACTGTTAGCGCCGCTTTCTCAATGTAGCCCGTCATAAGTGACAGCGGCGGCAAGTGCCCTAGCACGTCTTCAAAGTACGGAATGCCCTTTTTCGTGGAGTACCACAGTTCCCCCAGGAACAGGCGCACGGCGCTTGCAACGTCTTGGGCCAAGGCGTAAGGGGGCGTCGCCATGGCGATATTGCCGGCGCTGTCTATGACCAAATCCCATTGCCCTTGGTCAAGCAAAAGCGTGTTGTATTGCGTCATACTGGCGCCCCTGTGTTACCGCCCCCGGTTTGAACTCCCCCGTGGACGTGATTATGAAGGCTCTTGCCCTGTCCAACAACATCGTTGACGACGTTGAGTGGTCCAAGCATTTCACAGGCGCCCCCGGCACTCCCTTTGCCTTGGCTCAAGGGTCCGTTAAGCACGGTTGAACCGTTGACCGTGAAGGTTGGCGTATTGACAGTGCAAGACGTAGCGGCGTCGATTTCAACGACCGGGGCATCAATGACCACGGCCGTCGGGGAATGAATTTTGATGCCCGCGGCGCTGAATTGGACGTATTGCGTCGGCGTACCGTTGAGCATGCCGCCAAGGTACATGCCGTCGGCAAAGCTGTATTGGCGATGGCTCCCCGGGTTGCCTTGCTTCTTGGTCGACTTGACTTGCGAAATGTCACGGGACGCGAAGACGGCGACGCCAATGTCCCCTTTTTGCGGGTCAATAATGATGCCGTTCGCGCCGCCCTGCAGCCGGAAATAGGGCACGTTGTAAATTGTCACATGGGGCGTCGGGTTGCCCTGGCCGTCAAGCTGGTTGATCATGGGCGTGACGTCGACATATCCAACGGGGGACAGGCCGCCCGCGTTCGTGCAAGCCTCAATCCGGACCAGGGTCGCGGTTTGCATCTTCCCTAGTGCCTGTTGCACCATGAAAGCCATATTGTTGAATTCGCCCCAAGTGCTGGCCGCTTTAAGCTGGCCGCTTGGGATTCCGTTAGCGTCCGACGACGGCGAGGCCATTAGCGTTACCCCTTACATTTGAAAACCAGGCGCCGCCCGGCTTTTCGGATTCCAGCCGATGGCCGACCGAAGTTACAACCCATTCCCCGGCCGCTTGTTGCACGTCCGTTACCAGCTTGACGGAGCCCCCAAAGGTAATTGCCGGATTGAATAGGGTTTGAAAATTGACGCCCACACCGTCAAAGGTTGGATAGCCAACCAAGCCGGACGCTGGCGAAATGAGCGGAATAATTACCTTGCGGGGCACGTTCGGGGGCGTGATTGCCAATATCTTGTCGTCAAGGTACAGGTCGCACCCGGCGGCCCGTGCAAGGTCTTTGGCCTGTTCCATGCCGGTATTGGGCAGATACACGTCGACCAGTTGCGTAGTAACGCCGTTGTTCTCGAAAGTGTAGCCCAGGTCGCGGGCAATCTGCCCCATGACCGTGGCAACATCGACGCGCCCCTTGAAGCTCCGGGGCGGTACAGCCTTCAAGGTATTGAAGAAGGCGGATTGCGCCTGAATGTGGAGGAAGACGTCGGGCATGCCTTGATAATCAGCCCAGGCGTTAACGATGTTGCCGGCGAATACCAGCGTTTCCGCGGCGCCGTCAATGGCGTAGACTTCCACGGTGTTGGGAATGAGCGTACCGGGCTTCCATTGCAGCGTCGTAACGCTGTTCATATCGGCTTGCGCGACGCCGTAAATTTTGGCGCGTAGGGTGCCCATCATCATGCCGCCGGCCTTGTCAATGTCCGCAATTGCGCGGAAGCCCTGCAGCGTAATGGTGTCATTATCGGACGACCCAAACTTCCCCGTTCCCAAGGTAATGACGAAGCGGAGCGCCTTTTTATTTTCAAATGAGGGCATATTCTTCCGCCGTCAAATAGACCATGGCAAAGCGGTCGCCTAAGCCGGAATAGCTGGGGTCGTCGCTCCCTTGGGAATCAATAAAAAGTAAGTTTCCGGCAAACCCGGCGTACTCCCGGCACACCAGCGGGACCGCGTCGCGGGCGATGGTTGCCACAGCCACGTCGACGCCATTTACCGCAACATCAACAAAGACGCCTTGCGGCTTTTGGTACACAAGAATTTGGCAATTCTGGCCGCCTAAAACCACTTTGACGGATTGGGACGGCACGGGCTGTAACGGTACGGCTTGCATTATTTCACCAACCCTTGCAGGTAGGAACTTGCCTTATCAGCAAGCCCCGGGAGTTTATCGGCCAAGCTCTTGAGCGTTGAGGGCTTGGGCGTTTGGGCCTGCACCTTGCCATTATCGACTTGGGGTGTTGCTCCGGCGTCTTTCGGTGCGTCAACTTGCCCCTTGTCCGATATCGAATAGGCTGCCGATACCTGGCGGATTTCCTTCAAGGTGATTTCCACAAGAAGAAGGGTCGCCCCCTTGCTGTTGCGGCGCTGGTAGTTGTACCGCTCGACGCTGTAGTCAATATAGGTAACTTCGGGCGTTACAACGCTGTACAGGTCCGTCGATTTGCAGGCGGCGTCGATGGCGTCCAAAAAGGTGCGGCGGTTCTTTTCGCTCCCCGTCAGGCACAAGGTAACGGTCGGCGCCGCGGGGGCTTCGACCTTGTTGTAGCTGGCAAAGCTGCCTTGCTCAATCGGGAAGTCGCTTACGCGGGTTTCCTTGGAATACTCCACGGCGTTGGTGGACAGCGTGGAGCCCAGGCCGGCGGCGTCCAAGGCGTTACCAATGAGCCCGGTGAACTTGGCCGGGTCGCCAAGGGGCTTGCCTTGACTGTCAAAGATGCCCCAACGGGTTTCAACTTGGAAGATGCGCCAAAGCATACCCTGTACCAGCCCCAGGCCAGCGCGAACGGCCGGCGGGAAGTTTGGCGACCGGGGAAGCGCCGGCACGCCTGGCAACTTCGGTACGTTGGGGAAAGGGATAAGCGCCATATTAGGTCAACCCGTAATTTGCTTGAGAGGTAAAGA